ACTGGTAGAAAACTTTTACAAGTAATTAAAAATTCAAAAGAAACATTAAAAGAAAATGTTAGCACCATTCATAAGTTTTGCAAAGATAGACTTGAAAAAGGTTTAGCATTCAACATGGATGATTATGAAAATCTTAAGATTCAAAAACCAAAATTTAATAAACACACTTTAGATAAACAATTTTACAATGTAAGTTTACTTGTAACCTCCCACCCATTTTTTAAATTTACAAGCATGGCGAGAGATAATGGTAAAGATATTTTACCTTATTATAGAAGTTTAACAGAGGAAGAGAAAGCAGATTATCAATACTTACCAGAAGAATTAGTAGAGATGTCTAAGCAATACAAAGATTTTAAAACAAATAAAAAAATAAATGGCAGAGAGGGTAGACTATTGGACTTTCAAGATATGGTAGAAGAATTTTGTGACAACGAAGAAATGTCTGTGGCTTCTTGTAAAAATATTAAAGTATTAATAGTTGATGAAGCACAGGATTCTAGTGTCATACAAAGAAAAGCTGAAGAAATAATGTCAAGAAACGTAGATTACTTTTACAAAGCAGGAGACCCTGATCAATCTATATTTGAGTTTGCAGGCGCAAACCCTGATTCTTTTCATAGAGAGTTTGCAAATCCAGAAATAGAATTGAAAGAAGGTTATCGATGTCCAAGAGTTATAAATGAATACTGTAAAAAAATAATTAGTCCCATATGGGCACACTATGGATACGAAAGAGCGTGGAAACCACGGGAAGAATTAGATGAAAATGGAAACAGAACAGGTGTGGTTGTAGAGGGAGAGATGTATTATTTATCAGATTTGGCGCAAGACCCTTTTGCGTCAGAATTAAAAAATAGAATATTAAATACTAAAGAATCTTTTATATTTACTTTTAGAGGAGGAGATCCCACTCAAATAATAAACTATTTAACTAGCATAGGTATGCCAATGAAGATAGCTAAAGAAGATCAAAAAACAAAATTTAAATATCCTGCACAAATGATAAAGAATCAAAGAGCTTATATAGACTTTGTGTCTGGTAAAGAAGTTACCATACCACAATTAAAAAAATTTATAAGGGCCATGAAAGATGATTACGTTTTAAAAACAGAAGAGGATTTAGATAAACAAGTTGAGAAAGGAACATACAACATAGATTGGTTTATCGATAACAAATATGCACTGCCTGGTATAAAAAATACAAATGATTTTCAAATATTAATTAAAGATTATCCTCACAAAAATATTGAAACTAAAAACTATGTGAGAGAAATAGTTAATAAAAACAGAGACTTAGAAGACCACAGAGTATTTGTAGAAAACATACATACCATAAAAGGTAAAGAGTTTGATAACGTGGTGTTTGATTTTAGATTAACAAGAGATGAAGAGATGTTTACAAAGAAACGTTTAAAGTTTGTTGCATGCTCAAGAGCAAAGAAAACTTTGTGGATTTTAAAAAGTAAATCTGCTTTATCATTTACAGGAAAGGAGGACCTATGACAAACAAAGATATATTTGATGAAACGTTTCCAAGAGATAGACAGGTAGGTGGCAATCACTACGCCTCGTTTTTGATTCAACCTTGGACGTTTATAAGATCAAATGAACTTAATCCATTTCAAGCAAACGTAATTAAATATGTTTGTAGATATTTAAATAAAAATGGTGTAGAAGACTTAGAGAAGATAAAACACTATTGTGATTTGGAGATTGAACATTTGAAAGAAAAAAAGAAAAAATGAGCGATAGACGAATTCCAGAATTAACTTGGTTAAATAAAATAAAAGATGGTGATGTAGTAGCTGTCGACTTAGAGACTTACGATCCAGAGTTGAAGACTCACGGATCAGGGGCCATAAGAGGTAAAGGTAAAGTGTGTGGTATTGCTGTTGCATACAGAGATGAAAAATATTATTTTCCAATTGCTCACCTACATTCAGGACAGAATGTTGGTAAGAATAAAACCTGGAGAAAGTTAAATAATATAATTTTTCAAAACGATAAAGTAACAAAAGTATTTCACAATGCAATGTACGACGTATGTTGGATTAGATCATCTACAGGTTTAATGCCTGTGGGTCCTATATATGATACAATGATTGCAGCATCAGTCATTGATGAAAACAGACAAAGATATACTTTAGATGCTTTAGCAAGAGATTATCTTGATGAAGAAAAATATAAATATGATTTGGCAGAAAGATCAAAAGAAGAGCATGGAATATCAGATCCTATGTCTAATATGCACTTACTTCCATATGATTTAGTGGTTGACTATGCAGAGCAGGACGTGGCTTTGACTTTAAAATTATGGAATAAGTTTAAAGAAATAATTAAAGCACCCATAGTTACAGAGTCAAAAGAAACAAAAACTTTAGAAAACATATTTAACATTGAAACAAGATTATTTCCTTGTCTTGTTGACATGAGATTTAAAGGTGTAAGAGTTGATGAGGAAAAAACAAAAACATTTGGTGAGGATATAAAAAAAGAAAAGCAAGAGATTATAAATCAAATAGAAAAAGAAACCGGTATAAGTATTGATATTTGGGCGTCAGATTCTATCAAACCTTTGTTAGATAAACTAGACATAAAAGATTATAAAGTTACGCCTAAAACAGGGCGAGCTAGTATAACAAAAATGTATTTAGAAAACCATACCAATAAATATTTAAAAATGATTGCAAAAGCTAGACAACTTGATAAATTATACAACACTTTTGTGAGCGGTATTTTAAAACATATACACAAAGGTAGAATTCACGCAGACATAAATCAAATTAGATCAGACTCTGGAGGAACTGTTACAGGTAGATTCTCTATGAGTAATCCAAACTTACAACAAATCCCTGCAAGAAGTGAACTAGGAAGTAAGATAAGAGAATTATTTATACCTGAAGAAGATTGTAAGTGGGGATCATTTGACTATTCACAACAAGAACCTAGACTTGTTGTGCACTATGCTTTGAAAAATGGTTTTTATGGTGCTGAGTATATGGCAGAAGAATATAATAAAAATCCTGACACAGACTTTCATAAGATAGTTGCAAAGATGGCTAAGATAACTAGAACGCAAGCAAAAACAATCAATCTTGGACTATTTTATGGCATGGGTAAAGGTAAATTAGCTAAGTCTTTAGAGTTAGATACAGACGAAGCAAAAGAATTATTTGAACAATATCATAGTAAAGTCCCTTTTGTTAGAAAACTATCACAAGGATTGCAGCAGTTTGCTGAGAATAATAAAAATATTTTTACTCTAGAAGATAGATTTTGTAGGTTTGATAAGTGGGAGCCAATGGACAAAGAATGGAATGGTGAAAAAGGTATATTTGAAATAACTGAATATAAAAATATAGATGGCAAAGATCAAATAGTAAAAGTCCCAGTGCCGATACTTAACAGAGCTGATGCTGAAAGAAAATACCATGAAGATAGAGCTAAAGCTGGACAAGAAAGTGACCCAAACTGTATGAACTTTAAAAGTTATTATAAGCCAGCCTTCACATACAAAGCTTTAAATAGATTAATACAAGGCTCTGCAGCTGACATGACTAAGAAAGCTATGGTTAAATTATACGAAGCAGGCTTTTTGCCTCACATACAAATTCACGACGAACTTTGTTTCTCAATAAGTAATGAAAATGAAGCAGAAAAAATAAAAGAGATAATGCAAACTGCTATAACGTTAGAGGTCCCCAATAAAGTAGACTATGAATCTGGACCAAATTGGGGTACAATAAAATGAGGATAAATTATGGCTTACTTAAATGCAAACAT